TCAACTTGAGCGAATCAACCAAGCCGACCCCATCAACCCTAGCCACTACAAGCAAGGCGGCATCGAGTGTATTGAAGCTATCAAGGCGGCTCTTGGCGAGGGCTTTCCTGATTACCTTCGGGGCAATGTCATTAAGTACCTTTGGCGGTACAAGGAAAAGGGCGGCGTTGAGGACTTGCGTAAGTCGGCATGGTACTTGGATCGATTGATTAAGGAGGTGGGCGAATGAGCAAGTTTAGAAAAATCACGGAGTCAGAAGCAGCGGCTATAGCAAGCGGCAGCGAAGCCGGAAGGATGCTGGTCATGGAATGCGGGTTGCTTCGCGAGTTGGTAAAGGCCAAGGATGAGTACATCGCCTGCTATAAGACCGGCAAGCGACCAAGCGAGAAACTTTTCGCTAAGCTTGAGCGGCTGATTAAGGAGGTGGGCGAATGAAACGCAAAGAATTTATCGAGTACCTTGAGGGGCTTCAATCTAAAGCGGCAGCCCGAATAAGCGAACTCATGTTGACCGATAATAGCTTCTCCCTGAATTACCAGCTAGGGAAATCCGTTGCCTATCGAACTGCTATCGAGAAACTAAAAGAGCAAGACGAAAAGGAGGTGGGCGAATGATTTACTTAGGCATTGACCCAGGTCCGTTCGAAAGTGCGTTTGTTTGGTGGGAAGCCAAAGCAGAAAGGGTTATCAGGCTTGAATCGATTCCGGCGTTTGGCATTGATTCGATTACGATCGGGCCGCTACTCAAGGGCGTCGACTTTGTTTCCATCGAATGGATCGAGTGTTTTGGGATGGCGGTAGGTCAAGAGACGTTTCGCACGGTGGCAGGCATTGGCTGGTTTGCATCGTTGCTTTCGGGAATCGATAGGCCTTTGCGACTTGTACCGCGTCGATCGGTCAAGCTGCACTTGTGCAATTCGATGAGGGCCAAGGATGCCAACGTCCGGCAAGCTCTTATCGATCGCTTCGGGCCGGTTGGGACCAAAAAGCAACCCGGCAAGCTCTACGGCGTAGCAACCCACTATTGGGCGGCGTTAGGCGTGGCGGTGTACTCGGCTGACGTATTCGACCCAGGGCAGTTTTGGATCGAGGATCTACGGAACAAGGCAGGCAAATAATGGAACGCAAAAACATTTCCCAGCCCGAGGAAGCTTGGGCGGCATGGGACAAGCAGGCGGCGGCGATGGATATGACCCTGAGCGGGCTGATTTTCGAGGCTATGAACGAGCATTTAGGGCTCTTCCTGCCTCGCAAAACCAAAAAGCGGCCAAAGTCTAAGCCGGTGGCTCCGAAGCGGCAAAAGCGAAATTCGGGCCTCCGGTGATTGTCAAGCCCCTTGACGGTGGATAAGATGTTGGAAAGGAGAAAAACCAAATGGACTTTTTTAACGACCTTATTAGCGGATGGGTGGCATCCTTTCGCTCTAAGCGAACGCAAGCAGCGGCGGTGAGTTTGGCTACTATCGGATGGCGGATCTACACACTGGTAAAATCCGGGCAGCCGGTCCCCTCAGAGTTGATTCTTAGCTTTTTCGGCATCCTCGGCTTGTGGATCAAAACCGACGGCGAACGACCAACAGCGCCAAAGCCAACTCCTAAGCCCGACGAGGTGGCATCGTGAGCCGAATCAAATTATCGGACCGATTCGCAGCACGCCGAGCGGCCAGGGAAATTTGGATTGCTTCCAAAACCGACGCCGAAGTTGCCAAGCTCGTAAAGCAGGCGGTCGACGGCGATGAGGACGCCCAAAAGCTTCTCTTCGCGACCCACCCCGAAATGCCAGTCGGCATCGATCCGGCTACGCTGTTTTTGCTCATCCAGATCGCTCTTAAGCTTTGGATTTGGTGGCAGCAAAACAAGGTCGAAAGCCCCTCGGAATCGGTCGATTTGGGCGAACCGTTTGACGACGACGAATAACCCCTAGCCAACCCGAACTTTACCAAGCGAATAGGGGCTCGGTGAGTTGGCAGGGGCGAAACTGGAGTGACGATGACGAAGCAAAAAGACAACTGGATTCCTTGGGCTATCATCGCGGGGCTTGCCTTCTACGTGTTTAGCCAGCAACCAAAGGGAGGGGGTGATCCATCTACGGCGGCCGGGGTAACGGCCGTGGTCCGGTCGACTATCCCATCGATTCGAGCGGCTTACAAACAGGCTTTCCTCGATGCGGCAGCGAAGATCGAGAGCGGCGAAATCAAGGACCAAGAGCAATGGACCAAGTTTATCGAGGAAAACGCCGGTGCTAAGCGAATCGAGGCGATGAACAAAGTTTACACGGCGATCGATGAGTTGAAATTGCCCGTGATATTTGCGGGGCGTGAAGCGGAAATAGCACGAATCAATCGAGAAATTTCGGGGGCGTGGTAGATGGTCGAAAAAATATTGGAGCGGCTCTTTTTTGCGTTTATGTGTTTCGTCTGCATCCTTATGATGATATGCGCGGCTTCACTAGAAAGGGAATGGTAACATGGACGAAACGGGATTTGTAACCTGGAAGCTTGTTCAATTGGTCCTATGGGCCGGGCCTTTGGGCGTTGGGGCGTTCTTGGCGGTGCTGGCAGGGGCGGCGTTCTACGCGGGCTACTCGATGCGACCCAAGCGAACCGATAAGCCGATGGGCAACGTCAAAATGGATCATATCAAATACGACATCCTGCCCGATGGGACGCTTGGCCCAGGTGACCCGAGAGGACTGGAGGGGCCGGAATGAAACGGGCAAGGCGGTACGCGGCCAGGGCGGTTTTGTATGTGTTGCTTATCGCGGCTTTTCCGTTTGCGATAATCAAAATTCTTGCCGATGCGCTCTTTGATTTTTTCGTTTGCCCGATGCTTGAAAGCCTGGAGGTAATCGCCAATGACGACTGAGTTTACAGGCTACAACCCCACAATTGACAGTCGAGCTAATCCCGAATGCCGCGACAAAGATTTCCGGCTAAACAAACGCAATCGGAAAAGGCTAGAAGCCTTGCAGCGAATGCACGACCGTCTTTACGCGAAGGTGAATTCTGATCGAGCGTCGACACATGAACGAGCCGAATGCACTGCTTTGTTTTGGGCGATGAGGGTACTTGAAAGCACCCTTGAAAGCGAGTGCGAGCTATGAAAAACGAGGGAAAGAAAAAACTGGTTTTCGTCTTGGCCTACATACTTTTTTGGCCCTTGTTTTTTTACGCAATCGAGGCTCTGTACTATGCAAGTTGATTTTTTCACAGGCTACGACCCCACCATAGAAAACCGCGACGAGATCAGAGCGACATCGACCGAACTAGGGTTTCGGGTTGGGGATTACAACGCACCCGAAGAAATCGACCCTCGGCCAATGATGCGGCACGATAAGCAGCTAAACATGTCAAGCTGCCAGGGTTTCAGCCTAGCGAATGCTTGCGAGTACGTTTGGGCATTGGCCCAAGGTAGCTTTTCTGCCGAGCGGCAATTGTCAACGCTCTACGCTTACCTTGAATCTCAGCGACTCGACGGCGGCAGGCTCTTTGGGGTTGATAAAGGCTCGACGATCAGCAGCGGCTTGAAGGTCGCAACCACGATCGGCATGCTACCCGAAGCGGATTTGCCCTACCGGACACCATACCCAAACAACGCTCGAACGATCGTAACCGACGCGATGCGGGCCAAAGCGGGCCAGTTCAAAATCAGGTCGCATACTTGGCTAGAGTCATACGACGCAATCTTTCAGTACCTTGCCAGTGGCGTCGGCGCGGTGCATACCGGGACGCTTTGGAACGATAGTTTTTACAGCCGGAACGGCGTGCTCGAATCAATCAGCCTACGCGGTGGCGGTGGACATGCTACGGCGTGGCTTGGCTACTCCAAACGCAAAGACACCAAGGGCCGAAACTACCTTTGGCGATTGAATAGTCACAACGACTCCTGGACCGAGATTGCCCCTTCGGTTATCGACGCTCTTTGCCGACATGAATACACCTCGATCGTCGGCGTCTCGGATTTGTCGACACCAGGGCCAAGGGCGGTTTCTTGGATGCAATCGAGGCCACTAGGATGACAGAAAAAGGGAGTCCTATTTTGTTGTTACTCGTACTTGGTTTGCTTTACTGGGCGTCTATTCCTGTTGACGCTCCGGACCCTACGCAATGCGACTTGATGGACACGGCGCCGTTGATTGAGGAAGTCGCAACCGTCAAGGAATCCTTCGCAGTCCAACCGAACCATATTGCCGACGCCAGCAAAAAGGTCGACCCCATGCCAAGCCCCTCGGACAAGCCTCACGAAAAGACCAAACGCGAAGTTCTGATTTTTGTCTCGAAGAATTGCCCCCCTTGCGAGAAGTGGAAGCGGTGCGAAATGCAGCGTTTCATGGATGCGGGATGGGCGGTTGGAATAGTCGAGGTTCATTCCTACGGGCTGACGCCGACTTTCGAGATTGAATCGGGTGATAAGAAAGCGACGATCAAAGGCTACACGACCCTAGAGCAAGCAAGCGAGGCGGTGCGATGATGTTTATGCTATTGGCTCAACTGTCTCAGGAAGCTCAGCTAAGCGTCACTGCGGCGGCTATGACGACGATGGGTGGTGCTGTTGCTACGATGTTTTTGTACTACATAAAAGCTAACGCAAAGACCCAAGAAAACCTCGAAAAGCTTGCGGTTGAAACAAAGGCAGACCTAAAGGAATGCCGAGAAGACCGAGACGTTTTGCACAGCAAGTTCCACGAATTGGCAATGCAAGTCGCTCAAGTGAAAAGGAATCAATAGATGGACCAACTTTACGCGAAGCTTTGCCCGAAGCTCAAGCAAGCGAAGTTTGCGACGATGAGCGACATCGAGGCGTTGCTAGAGATTCAATCCGAGATGGTAACTATTC